CGTGTCCATGAAGGCCTTGCGCTCAGCATGGGAGAGTGCGTTGAAAGCAGCGCGGCTCATCGTAAGAGCCACAGCAGCTGGAGCACCGGCAGGGACTGGAGCACCAGCACCAGCAGCACCAGCGGCACCGTTCTTCATGAGGGCCGTGAGATTGGTCACTTCAGTTTTCAGGCTGGCAGTGGCTTCATCGACGAGCTTCTGGAAATGAGCCTTGGTTTCAGGGTCTTCCACATTCAGCTCCATTTTCGGTGGAGTCGGCTTGTGGGCCGCGATGGCGTCACAGAGTTGGTCTTCGGTCTCGTCGCCTTTGAGCGAGAGGCCGACGAGGGAGGCGAGGGCAATGAGGGCTTTCATGTTTTTAGGAGAGTGAGCGGTGGGCTTCGCGTCTGGCGTGATGTCAAATAATGCCACAGGCAGCATCGTGAAATTCTTCATCCAATTCGGCTGAAAGGCCTTGGCCTGGACACCAGGCGTGACCTCATCCGCAAAGCCCGCATCCACGGCCTCCTGACCAAAGAACCACGTGCCGATCTCGGCCTTCATCAGGTCACGGATCGTCGTCTCATCTTTGCCCGTGCGGGCCATGTAAATGTTGATGATGCGGTCCTCGAACTGCTTCATCACAGCGGCCGCAGCCGCCACGTCATCAGGATTTCCCACCACACCACCGGAGACGCGGTGAATCATCACGCGGCCATTTTCAGCGATGGTGATTTTATCAGCGGCCAGCATGATCACACTGGCCATCGAGGCAGCGGTGCCGGTGACATTGGAAGTGACTGGCACGCCTAGAGCCTTGATCGCATCATAAATCGTCAATCCGTCAGGGACCGATCCACCAGGGCTGTCGATGTTAAGAGTCAAACTTTTCAGGCCCGTGGTCAGGCGCAGCTGATTCACGAAATCTTTAGCACTGATTCCCCAGGCTCCGATCTCGTCAAAAATATCAATGACGGCGGAACCTGAAGCAGCGGAGTTGGTAATGTTGAACCATTTGGACATGCCGGAGACGGCATGTCAAAATCAGGGCTGTGATCTCGGTGGGTCGATCTGCTCCAGATCGCTGGCGATCGACTCTGGGGCCAGTGTCGATGCCAGACCACTCATGGCCTGCAGCTGCATCGGATCGATGGCCAGCAAGGTGGCAATGCTGGCAGGCACCATGATCTGATTCATCGGCAGGCCGGTGGCGATGCTGATGGCAAATTTCACATCATCGATCTTTTCGGTGATGCGGGCCTTGCGGACTTCCACACCACTGCCGCCGGTGCGGGCCTCAATGTAGTCTTCCATGGTCCCCGCATTGGCGCGCAGCCGCTCCATGTCGGCCGTGTGGTTTCGGCCGAGATCCACCGACGGATCGGGATCAGTGACAAAGTCGATCTCAGACCAATCTTCCACCGTGGCAAACGCAGCCAGTGCGCCACCAGGCATCATGGCATCAGCGATGACCCATTCCCAAGTCCACTGCAGGAACGGGTAGAGCATGGCACGCATGTTCTCATGAGCGCGGCGGACTTTCTCGATCACGCCACGGAAGGCGGTGCCACCAAGGGAGCCCATGCCAAAGATCCACTCGACAGGATAACCCAGACCAAAGACAAAGGGATGCGTTAACTCTTCCAGAATCTGCTTGAACGGGATCGCCTCGCCACCTTGGAAAAAGCTCATCGTTTCGCCATCGGCCAGCGGAATCATCACGGCACCTTCGGCGATCTCGACAAAGCGTTTGCCAGTATCCACCGAGGGGTTCCCCTCACGCTCAGCGGCCATCACGGCCTGCATGGCGTTGGGTGCTTTGCCGTCACGTGTCGTGGTGGCACCGAGCAGGGCAGAGCGGATCTTGGCCGAGTGCTTGCGGATCGCTTTGAGATCCAGCACATCGAGCAGATCTTCATTCGACCGGAAGATAAACGGCGTGCCGTGGTATTGATTGAAGCGGATGTTTTCTTTCAGGTGAAAGACATTCGCGGCCGAGAGGTCCAGCGTTTTCGGGATGCCGTTGTTGATGTTGTCGCCGGTGATCACCCGCAGCGTGATCAGCTGGTCCAGAGCATTGTATTGCAGACCCTCGATCCAGCGGGAATCTTTCTGCTCATTTCGTGTCAGGCCCATCGAAGTCATCTGATCACGCAGGAGCGTTTGCAGTTGGAGGCGGCGTTTGGCTTTGTCAGCCAGTGACCACTGCATCGATGCCGGTGAGGTATCGCTCACCTTCTGCACAAAGGCCTCACCATCACCAATGATGGCCGACAGCCAGCGTGCATGCAGATCGTAGAAGGTGCCCTCTTTGCGAAGGTCCACCGCCCGTGAGTCTGCCCAGGCTTTGTAATAACGCGTGGCCGCTGCTTTGAACTCAGTATTGCTAGAGGTGGACTTCAGGCCGATGCCCTTACCGATCGCTTCTTTTGGCAGGGCCTGCGTGCAGTAACCCAGCACAGGAATCTTCTCCTGGAGAAAGCGGGAGATCTGAACCTGATCACGCGATTTTGAAAGCTGCTCAAGCTGCTTTGAGCTCCACGGCTGATACGTGGGCAAGCTGCGATAGGTGCCCCGGCTCGTCGGCAAGGCAGCATTGGTGATTGGTGTCATCGATGACACGGACTTCGGTGATTTGCGTGTTGGTTTTTTCGTAAACATTGGAAGGTCTAACCAAGGATATTAAAGGCACCACCAGGGCGGAAACCAAACGGCTTGGCAAATTGGGAAGCGACACTGCCAGCAATCGTGGCCTCGACTTCTTCGATGGCTTTCCTCAGAGCGTTCCGGCGGTCCTCAGGATTGGATGCGCGAAACTGGGCGGCGTGTGAACTGCCAGCATAAGAGGTGCTGGTGACTTCAGCCCCGCTGCGATCCTCAGCCTCGGCCAGATACTGGTCACTCAGCCACGACTTTTGACTCTCCGCGCTTGCAGGATAAAGCATGCGAGCATGGAAAAGGTAGTCACTGGTGAGATCAGAAATGGAGACGGCAGCCATCGTGGTGGCCGGGTGTCAATAACTCACATGAAACCGGGCACGGTGCGTGCAATCCATAAGCCCATCAGGGCGAGCTTTGAGCAGTCGCCAAAGTGGTCCCCTGGGACTTTTTTCCACAGGTTTGTGCTCTTGTCTTTCATCTGCCCGGCATGACCTAGAATGACATCGGCATCGGCATCACTTGGCAGATGGAAGCCAGGCGTGGTGTGGCGTGAGATGCGCGCCCCATAGAGCTCATCTTTGGCCTGAGTGTCTGAATAGGTGTAGAGTTTCAAGTTAGGCCGAGAGGCGGCACGGGTCTCATTGATGGCTCCGTGCTTGGCGTCGGAACCTTTGGTGGGCCAATAGAACCCACCGGAGGCCTGACAAATATTATACTGGGTTTCCGTCAAATAACCTGAGTCGATGTAACCGACCTGCGGAACGATTTTTTCCCCCGTGCCTGGCACAGTGTAAAGCCGATGTCTCAGGAACTCAGCCGAGATCAGTTCACGCGAGGAAAGCAGCGTGCCCCAGTCGATGACAAACAAACCGCCGTTTGCATCCACCGCCGTGACTTCCCAATGCGTGAGACGTTCACCCGGGTCAGCCGTGATCATCAGCAACTTCGGCTTGAAAGGCAGAGCCCCGCGCCCGTAGTCACGGCTCACACATTGCTTCACCGTCTCCTCTTTCACATTGTAGGCCAGATCACTCCAGCAGTTCGCCAGCCATGAGTTCGCGTGATTTTGATGATTGGCAAACAGGTCGGAGGGCTTAATGCGATTCCATGCAATGTCACCAAAGGTGAGTGCCGGTGAATAAAAGCTGGGAAGGCGAAAGGAGCGATTGCGATCACTCGCGCCGGGATTGAGGTCCATCTTCTCCACATCATCCAGCATCCCCAGGCGGCAGTCCTCAGGGATCGGGAACGCACAGGAAGGACAGATGAAGCGGATGCTTTCACGCACCTTCTGCTCGATCCACAGCCCACGGGAATCCTTGGCCTCAGGAGACCACACCAGCGACCGATAATCTGGCCCCACCTTTTCATACCCGGGATGACGATCGTCGTGAGTTTTATCCGGCCAATCTTCAAACGGGAAACGGTGCTGGCAGTTTGGGCAGCTCACCAGGAAGTGTGTCTGCGACCCAGCCTCATACCGAGTCCAGAAAGGATGGGTAATGATGTTTGGCGATGACGACTTGTAGCGGAAGGCATCGGAGCCGAAAGACTTGGCGCGTTCATCGGCCAGATCCATCGGGTGGGCCTCGGGGCTGTCTTCATTGCTGTGATGCTCAAACTTGCAGCACTCATCTTGAAAAATGTCTTGCTCAGAAGTCGATGCCAGATTTGCGGGTGAGTTCGTCCCCGTTAGGCGGATCGCACCGCCCAGCATGTCCATCTCCATGTCCGTGAAATGGTCTTTGTTTGACGGTTTCCTCTCCGCCAAGATCGGATTTCCATTGATCAGCGGCTGGAGCTTTTTTCGTGAGACCGCCTTCTGGGCCGTGTCCTTAGTCGGAAACACGATCAGCTTCGGTGAAGGCACGTTCACCATGCGATAGACCAGCATCATCAGCAGGCCAAAAGTTTTGAAGACCTGCGTGGCCGAGCAGGTGGTGACATCGGTGATGCCCAGCGATGGATTGGCACATTCAAGGATATGTTTGGCAAAGCCCTGATGCTGCAATGAAAACGGTGACGACGATCCATGCACCCGCGCCGGTGACATCGAGCGCGGGATCGAAATGTTCTTCGTCAAAAAGTCCACGACCTCAGGCCGCTGCTCGATGAGAAACTGCCGCAGGAAATGTTCACGCCGCGCACTCATGCCGCTAATTCTGGCAGATCTCCATTTAAGATGAAGCGTTGCACCACCGGGTTGATCCGTTTTTGAATCCACTCCTCAAACAGATTCCGCACCCGCCCAGGATTCGTCGGATCAATCTGAGCCGCGAGATCCGGCACCAGCGACTTCCACAGATCAGCCAGCCTTCGCGCATCCTGACACAGCGATTCATATTCCGAAACCGGCAGCAGCCGCTTGTTTTCAATATCCGCCTGCACCCGTTTCGCTCTGGCCACATGATACGACGCCAGGCATTGGCACGCGATCCGCGCAAAGCCAGCCGCCGTGATGCTATCAGAGCGCGCCAGCCTTTCCGCCGCCGATGAATTCTCTGTGAACATCTGCCACGCTACGACCTCCGCATGCTCCTCCGGCGTCCGCTCCTCGATCGGCTTCCCGTAGCCCGGCGGCTTCGGTGCCTGATCATCACCTTCCTCCACACCAGGCGGCGATTCCTTCAGCCTCTTCGTCAGTGCCAAAATCTGCACCACCCCCGGAGTCTCCTTCGGGCTGTGAACCTTCCTCCCCTGAGTCGCCAGCCACGCGATCCACTTCGGGTTGTTCTTTTTGCAGTGGTCCTGTGCCGTGCGCTTTGTCGCACAATGCGGCAGCACCTCACGCCAGTAAGCCGTGATGAGATCTGCGTTTCTATGCTCAGACATTGCGCGAATTGCCCCTTTGCGCATCTCGCAATGTCAAAACGCAAACCTTGCGCGGAACCATTGCGCATTCACCATTGCGCACC